GCCTTCGGCGCGGTCGTTGCTGGCGCCTTGTTCTCAGCGGGCTTCGTGGCGGGCTTTTCCGCCGGTTTCGGCTGGCTCATCGGCACGACCGCCTTGTCCTCTCTTACGGGCGCTGTGGGCGCTGTGGGCGCTTCGTCGATGATCTTAGCAATGGCCTGATAGTCGAAATCCATCATGTCCGGCAGGCCGTAGCGGTTCTTTGCGTCCCAGCAGGGGTGGTGGCTCGCATACATGACGCGGCGGCCGCCCTGCGCCTTTCCCTTGCCCTGCTTGTCCTTGTCAGAGACGATGACGCGGTAATTCGCAAAGAGAACCATGTCGGCCCATTCTTTGACGGTCGCCGCGATGTTGGCTTTTGGGCTGTTCTGGAGCTTCATCTCCCACCGATCGTAGGCGCCAGCCTCATCCGGCTGCTCGAATTTCCGCATGAACGCGTGAGCCGTTATCACCACATTGATATTGTTCGCAATCGCTCCGTTAAAGATCTCGATGAGTTCCTTGAACGTTTCCCAGTTGACTCGGTAGCCGGTGCCGTAGCCGGGGGAACTTAACGAGTTCCAGCGGTTCTGCGTACAGACGTAATCTGCACACATCGCCTCGGCCCAGTCCGCCGTATCGAGAACGAGCGTCCTGCATGGAACGCCAGCGCGTCCGAGGATGATCTCCGTCGCCGCGTCCTTGATGTCTTTCCATCCGTGGACATTCACGCGAACCACGTTGAGCGCCTTCGTGCTTCCCTCTGTGTCGATGAAGACCGGATCGGGAAAGCGCGAGGCAAATGTGCTCTTGCCGATGCCCTCCGGGCCGTAGATAACGACCTTCTTCGCTGTGGGGATGATTCCCCTCGTAATGTTAAATGCCATGTTGTCCTCCTTATCTGATGATGAGCGACTCGGTCGGTTCGCCGAGCTTCGCCCACTGAAGCTGCGCGCCCTCCTTCAGGGCTCCGCGGATCGCGGTCTTGTCGAAGTCCCGCGTGACCTTCACACGCTGGTATTCGAGCGGCACGTCGTCCGGATCAATGCCTGGCAGAATCTCAACGGGCGCCTGTCCGCTCTTCCGGAGCGAAAAGCTGTTGAGCGCGGTCTTAAATTTCGTCTTGCCGGTCTCCCTCATAGTCGTCATAAGGTTCGCCTTGATCCGGTCGATGTTCGTCTTGATGGTCTGTTTCCGGGCCTTCAAGCGCTCGATCTCGGCGTCGATCTTCGCCGCGTCGCTCTCCATTTCGCGCATCACGGCGGCATATGCGTCGGCCTTGTCCTCGATGGCGCCCTCGATGCCTTCCATCGTATCGGCGAGGGCTTCCGGATCGACGTCCGGGTCCTCCGCCATGTCAAGCAGGATTTTGTAATCCTGAGTCAGTTCATACAGTGTCATTTTCTTCCTCCTTAGTTCGGTGTCACTTCTTCAAATGCGGCCTCGATAATGTTATAGACAAGCTCGCCGACGTCATCGTCCTCAGTCCCCACGCAGCCGGTGAACGCCTTCGTGATGCGCTCCCCCATGCAGGACTTGTGGGTTCCGCGTCGTGTCCACTTGCCCTCGAGCTCGATGTAGTAGATATCTGCGATGGGCTGTCCACAAATTTCGCAAATCATGCCTTAGCCTCCTCCTTTCATAAAATCGTAAATACTCATTTGCCCCTCGATCTCATCCGCCTTTTCCTTTTCCTCGTTAAGCCGTCGTTTCTTGTATTCGTTGTACTTTTGGCGATACAGATAAGAGCGACCGAAAATATTCCAGGCGGCCTTTACTACATTCGGCTCATATGGCCTTATTTTTTCGAGATCGTCGACAGCCTTATAGGATATCGGGCACCCGCAACACCCGGTTCGGGTAAGTCCGTAGACCTCGTAAGCGTCTGAATACCTTATGCCGAATGTCTCCTTGTACCACTCCTTATCGCGATCCGATACGTAATACAATGGCCTTAATCTGTACTGCCCGGATGATGTTTCGGTGAAGCACAGGGCGGTGTTGTCCTTCCGGGGGACCGACCGCATCCCGCCTTCATCGCGTCTCTCACCCGTGATTATCATTTCCGCGTTTTTCTGCACCTCGTGCGCTAGCTGCTTCTTGCAGTAATCGCAACATTTAGCGCTAATTTTGAAATCCGGCGGACACTCCGAGAGAAAGTCCCGCATGTATTTAGATGAATTTATAACGAGCTGGATGTTTGGCCTTGGCTCGCCCTTGCTGTTGCAGCAACAAAGGAAATTCAGCAGGGATTCGCATTTCGGGTAACGTTCGCGGAGCTCCTGCCGCTTTGCGGCCTTGTCCTCGGCGCTTTCGTACTCTTCTCCGACGGATAACGGGACGCCCTTTTTTTGCCATTCATCCAGACCGTTACTCATGATCTTCGAGACGAACGGGAGCCCGCATCGCCGTGTGGCTTGAACGATATTCACGCGGGGCCGCGCCTCCATGATCGTCACTCCGTACTTTTCTTCGGTCGCTTTAACGTGGTCTTTTGTGGCCTTCATTTCGAGGCCGGTATTAAAAAACACGTAATCGACCGGCGGCAGGCTCGGCGCTAACTTGCGGGCGTTCTCGATCAGGTCAATCAGGATATCACTATCCGCCCCGCCCGAATACGAACAAATGGCCCTCTGGTGCTGTCGGAGACGCGTCATGATGATTCCGGTAATCGCCTGGAATTTCGCCGGCGGATCGTAATCCGCATACTCGGGGCGATCCGTATAGACGCGGCTCCGGTACGGTTCATTTACTGCCATCTTGCCAACCTTCGACCTCCTTAAGTTTGATTTTTCGCCAGACTGCCCGCCCGGCGCTTACTGCCGGCAGCCGATATTTTTCTGCCGCCTCGTCGCACTTCAGCTCGTCCATCTGGTAGAGCTCGATGCCGTGGACAATATCGTCGTAGGTGGCCTCGAAATACGACCGGAGCCGGTTAATGCTCCACTTGGTGGTACGCTCGCCGTTGGCGGTCGTCGTGTACCGCATGGCGCCCAGCACGCCGAGCATGTCATCCGTCCACTCGATTGTCAGACGAGGCGGGTCGTTCTTGATGACTGCCGGCGCCTCTGCCGAATCGGGCTTTCTGTTATGGCCGTTAATCTTGATTTTTCCAGAGGTCATTTCTTCAACGCCCCCCCCGACGGGGCCGACGCGAAAGGGACGGGCGCGGGCTCCTCCTGTTTCGGCATCTCGTCTTTCGCGTCCTCAGCGTCCTGTCTTGTGGTGGGCGGGTTGCCGTGCTCCTCGTCGTAGCGCTCCACGCTGTCGACGATGGCCGCCCTCGTCCGGTCCTCCGGCGTGTCGTACCGCACCACGCCGCCCGGCACAAATGCGGACTTGGCGAGCTTTGCGATCTCGTCCTTTGACACTTCAGGCTTGATGGGCTCCGGGTTTTCCGCGAGCGCGGATTCTGGCGCGAAGAACGTGAGCCCCTCGAGGGCGTCCGTGATGGTCATGAGGCCGGTGCCTTCGCCGACGCAGCGCACCTTCTTGCCCTTTCCGGCGATGGCGAGCGCCTCGGCGATGTCCACCTCTATCAACCTGTCTTTGATGATCACTTTCTCTTTCCTCCTTTCAGCTCGACGCGGTGCCAGATGATGACGGCGAGCTCGTTGTCGAGCCTGCTCAGCTCTGCACGCCTTGAGCAGACCCGTTCGCAGATATCTCCGCGGAAATGCATGAGCTCTTCGTATGCTTCATCTTCCTCTTCGCCGCGAAAGTCCGCGTCACAGAACCTTGCGATGAGCTTATTGTGCTCGTCGTTCAGGGCCTTATTAACCCGGATCGTGAAGACGGTCGTCTTTTTTACCGTGTCCGGCGTGTCGCCCGCCGTCTCGTAGCTCGTGGCGCCGAGTACCATGAATGCGGGCTCGTCTGTGGTGAGCAGGATTTTCTCGTCGGTCGTGTTTATCACTGTGTTCCTCCTTCCAGCGCCGCCATTATGCGGCGTGCAACTTCCTTTGTAATGCCGTTGACGTCGATGTCCGGCGGCGTCATAATGCCGAGGTCCATTTCCCTGGCGGTTGCGTTGAACCGCGGGACCGGAAGCCCGGCCTTGATCTGGCTCCGGTACTGGGCCGCGTCATGCACAGCCGAGAACCGGACGGCCTGCGTCTTTTCCTCGTCCTGTCCAAAGTAGCACTCCGGGCCGTAGCGCTCCGGGTGGTTCCGCATAAAGGCGACCACTCCGCGGACATGGGCGACACTGCACCCAATCTCGGCGGCAATTTCGCCGATTCTCATAAATTTTCTTACCATCGGTTTTCTCCTTTTTTTTCAGATATTCAGCAGCCAGTCCGCGGAGACCTTGAACGCGAGGCAAATCCGGCGGATTGATACGAACGAGGGTGGGATGCCGAGGATCCATTTGCGGACCGCCGTGCCCTTTGTGATGCTCTCGTCCTTGAAAATCATCCGCGCGGCTTCGGTATTCGTAAGCCCCGCCTCGTAGATGAGCTGGGCGATCTTCTCGGCGGTCGTGCCCTTGATGTCCGGCGTGTTCCGGCAATCCCTGGGAGTCTGCAGCAGGTCGTCCGCCCG